AGCGGCGTTGCCCTGACCGCTGGCAACATTGGCGCTGCGTTCTCATCGCCCAACACCACCACGATCGCGCTTCGTCAGATGCCGACCGGTGGCGGTTCTGTCGCGACCATCCCGATGGACACCAGCGCGCAGATCTCCATCTCGGGCTGCTTTGAGGTTTAACCTACGTTCACCCCTAATCAGACCGGAGGCCTGATCGGATGGCACTGACCAAACAATCCATCGTGGACAAGATCGAGGTGGTTGGCCCCTACAGCCACCTGCAGGTCCGCGTCTGCGAGCGCGTGCTCGAGGACGGCGAGGTGATCGCCGAGAAGTTCCACCGGCACATCATCACCCCCGGCGCCGACACCAGCGGCAAAGATCCGCGCGTGCAGGCGATCGCCGGCATTCTCCACACGCCTGAGGTAATCTCCGCCTATCAGGCCTCTCTCACCACCGCCGAGGCTCCTGCAGAATGACCACCACCACCTTCACCTGGGCGATCGCGAACATGGACCGTCAGCTTGCTGATGGCGCCGTGACCACCCTGCACTGGACGCTCTCGGCGCATGACGGCACCTACAGCGCAGGCGCCTATGGGTCGATCGGTTTCGAGGCTCCTGACCCCGACGCCATGATCCCCTTCGCTGATCTCAGCGAGGAGACCTGCGTCAGCTGGGTGAAATCCCAGTTCGGCGAGGAGAAGGTCGCCGAGATCGAGGCCGCACTCCAGCAGCAGCTCGATCAGCAGCGCCAGCCCGTCACCGGCCAAGGCCTCCCCTGGGCTAGCTGATGGCCGTCAGATCCAAGACCGGCACCGCGCGCCTCGATCACCAACCGGGGCCGCCCAAGACCACCAGCCAGGGGTTCGGCCAACACAGCCGGCCCCGGCGCCGTGGGAAGAAGCCCCTCCGCGGGCAGGGCCGGTAATGGACCGCGACACGCTCGAAAACTGGCGCAAGATCCGCGACCACATGGAGCGTGTGGGACAAACTGACAACCACTACTACAAGCGTGCCCTTGCTATCCTCGCCGGCGGGCGCGATCCTTTCGACGATGACCCCATAGCTAGCATCACTCGGACGACGTGAGGCCCGATGGAGAGAGAGGTGTCTCACAACGACATCTACCGGGAGCTCGGCGAGCTCAAAGGCTTGATGTCCTCGATTGTCTTGCGCGGCCAGAAGGACGACGAAGAGAAAAAGGATATTTTCGGCCGCCTCAACAAGCTTGAAACCCGCATGGCGCAGGTGCTGCTTGTCGCTGTGCTCGCTGGTGTGCTGCTGCCACCCGTGACCTCCTTTCTAGGCCAGCACTTGCACCTCACCCTGCGTACCCCAGCAGCAACTCTCAAGTAGCCTGAGGAGAGCTATATGACCCCCGAAATGGACCCCGCTACCGTTGCCGCCGTTGCCATCATCGTTGCCGCAGGCTCCGAGCTCATCGCGCTGAGCCCGCTCAAGTCCAACAGCTGGCTGCAGCTCATCATGCAGATGCTGCGCCTCGCCTTCCCTAAGCGTCGCGCCTGAAAGGATGGCCAGGCTGACCGACCACGTCAAGCACAGCGATCTGACGTTGTCGCATCACATCGCGTTCTGGAACGCGGTCGAAGGAAAGCTGCCGCCCGGTTCCCTCGAACCCGCCGGTGAACTCGGCAGCATCTGGTCGGCAGCGGTGGCACCCAAACCGCCGTTGCCGACCAACCCCATCAAGGTGCCCTACTACAGCCAGCGCGACTCCGGCACGGCGCATGCCCACCGGATGTGCTTCTCGAGCAGCTGCGCCATGCTCCTCGAGGCGCTGAAGCCCGGCACGCTGATCGGCTCCAACGGCGACGACACCTACCTCGGCCGGGTGTTTCGCTACGGCGACACCACTGACAGCCAGGCGCAGATCAAGGCGCTCGCCAGCTTCGGCATCACGGCTCGCTTTGTGACCAACGGCAACTTCAGCACGATCGAGAAGCAAATCAAGGCCGGCATTCCCGTGCCCTGTGGTTTCCTCCACAAAGGCCCTGCCAGTCATCCCGTGGGTGGTGGCCACTGGCTCACCGTGATCGGCTTCAACCGCGATGCCCTGGTGGTCAACGATCCCTACGGTGATCTGGATCTCGTCAACGGCACCTACCTGAACAACAAAGGTGCCGGCCTGAGCTACAGCCGCAAGAATTTCGGCCCACGCTGGATGCCGGATGGCACAGGCACTGGTTGGTGCATCATCGCTGAACGGCCATGAACCGCGCAGTGCAGCAGGCGATCGTCACAGGCATCGGCGTGGGCTTCGCCTACCAGCTGGGCCTCGCCGGCGCTCAGATCGCCGTCTGCGAGCGCATGCGCTCCGGTCAGTGCTCCGCTGAATGGGACAAGGGCTTCACCGTCAGCTCCGGCCTGCTCAGCACCCTGCTCGCCTACTTCATCGACTCCCCCAGCGCACCAGCCATCCCACCGCGGAGATCACGGCATGTTCGATCGTCAGAAACTGATCCAACAACTCCGTCGTCATGAAGGCGAACGGCTGAAGCCTTACCGCTGCACCGCCGGCAAGCTGACCATCGGCGTCGGTCGCAACCTGGATGATCGCGGCATCACCGCCGCAGAGTCGGCCTATCTGCTCAGCAACGACATCGACCGGGTATGGACCGAACTGCAAGCGAGACTTCCGTGGGTGACTGGGCTGAACGATGTGCGGCAGCGTGTCTTGCTCGACATGGCCTTCAATCTCGGAATCGATGGCCTGCTGAAGTTCCGCAACACCCTGGCCACCATCCAGGCCGGCAGCTACCAGAAGGGCGGGGAGATGATGCTGGACAGCCTCTGGGCGAAGCAGGTGGGGATGAGAGCGCAGCGACTCTCGAGGATGATGCAGACGGGCACCGATGGATAGACCCGGTCAACCGGAAGGTGGCACCAGGGCTGTGGAAGCTGTTCGTGCCAGGCCGCGGCACCGTCTGGATGGCGGCCTGGGCTGGTGAGACGCGGCGAACGTTTCACGAGCAGTTTGCGCGGCTGTGGCTGGAGCAGCGGCAGTCGCAAAACGTAATTGGACCCGACGCTAATGACGGGTAACCTGAGGCCGACACCATAGAACTGCTGTGATCCTTCACGATCGAGAGGTCCGCCGCCTTTGCGAAGAGGAGCGGATGATTGTGCCGTTTGATGTTGAGCAGCTGAACCCGGCTAGCTATGACCTGCTGCTGGGCAATCACCTGATGGTCGAATCCGTTGCATCGCCTGAACTGGTGCGGGTCGACATCAGCGACTGCACCAAGGACAGTCCTTACATGCTGCCTCCTGGCGCCTGGGTGCTGGCAGAAACCTGGGAGACATTCAACATGCCCGACGACATCGCCGGACTGTTCTTCCTGAAGTCCAGCCGGGCACGCGAAGGTTTCGAGCACAGCCATGCCGGTTTCGCCGATCCGCAATGGACGGGATCCAAGCTCACGCTCGAGATTTCCAACGCCCGTCAACTGCACCCGCTGCCGCTGTATCCAGGCATGAAGATCGGCCAGATGGTCTTTCATCTGCTGGCTGGCATCCCAGACATCTCCTACGCAGCCGTGGGACATTACAACAACCACTCGCAGGTGATGCCTTCATGGGAGTCGAACTGATCCACTGCACGCCCGACGCCGAGCGCTTGATCGTCAAGATGGCACGGGTGTCGGCACCGGAAAATGCCGACAACATGGAGACCGGCCCACGGCTGCTGCGCTACCTGATCAAGCACCGGCATTGGAGTCCATTTGAGATGGCATCGATGTGCGTCCAGATCGAAACTGAGCGCGACATTGCCGCTCAGATCCTGCGCCACCGGAGCTTCAGCTTTCAGGAGTACAGCACCCGCTATGCCAAGACCGTACCGGCCGAGATCCCTGCGCTCAGGCGCCAGGACACCAAGAACCGGCAGAACAGCTTCGACGATCTTGAGCTCGAGCTAGCCGACCAGCTGATGACGAAGGCCGGCGGAGCGATCGTTGCCGCCTACCGGGCCTACGACGACATGCTTGAGGCCGGCGTTGCCAAGGAATGCGCCCGGCGCATTCTGCCGCTCTGCACGCCCACGACGCTGTTCATGCACGGCACCTTGCGATCGTGGCTGCACTACATCGACGTGCGCACCGACCCCGGCACCCAGCTCGAGCACCGGCAAATTGCCGAAGCTAGCCGCGAGATCTTTCGGCAGCAGTTCCCGATCATCGCGGAGGCGGCATGGGCATGAGATTCGCATCCCGCACTGGTGAGTTCAGTCCCCGCGAAGGCCTCGAGATGGCCTATGAGCTGTTTGCCGATGGTCGCCCCCGAGAGGCGGCCATGATGTTCCTCGCCTACGCCGATCAGGACAACGACCTCGGCATGGTCAGCCAGAGCGAGTACGAGGCGCTCGCCGATCACTTGAAAGAGATGATGGCTATCGTCGCGGTCTACAACCTGATCATCGACCGTCAGCTGCAGCCGGTGCTCACCGACGAAATGGAGCCCGCCTATCAGCAGTCGCCCTGGTACGACGAGAACTACAGGCCGAGCTGATCGGCGACGCTTCGCGCCATGTCCTTGGCGCCATCCTCAATCAGGTGGGCATAGCGACTGGTGGTGAGCGGGCTGGCGTGGCCAAGCAGGCCGCCGACTTGTGGCAGGGTCAGGCCGGCCCTAGTGAGCGCGACTGAAGCAAAATGGTGTCGCAGATCGTGTACCAGCAGGCCGTCAATCTGCGCCATGCGCATCAGCTCTTCCCATAGCTTCTGGTAGCCCACCAAGTGGCTACTACGATCGCCTGCGATAATCCATTCAGTGTTTGACCTGAGTCTCAGTTCTCTCAAGATGCGAACTGCTGCAGGAGGAAGATGTACTACACGCTTTTTTCCGGTCTGGCCGCCGGTCTTGTGACCCTCAGCGGGAATCACCATCACAGCTGCCTGCTCGTCGACCCACTCCCACCGTCCGCGGCATATTTCACCAACTCGACAGCCAGTCAGCATCAGCAGCCGTACCAGTTGAGCGAAGCGCCAGCGCAGTGGCGTGGTGGCTATCGCGTCCAGTGCGGCAACCAGCCGATCCCGCTCTTCGTTTGACAGGTAGCGCTGCCGCTTGCGCTCGCCGTTGCTCGGGATCTTGGCACAGGGGTTTGCATCGCACAGGCCCCACAGCATGGCGAGGTTGAATGCCTTGCGCAGGACCGCCAGCGTTCGGTTGGCCTGAGTGTGGCTGATGTTTCGCAGCAGCTGCATGACCTGCGCCGTCGTGATCGACCGCACCTTGGCGGCGCCCCAGGCTGGGATGATGTGAACATCCCAGATGCTTCGGTAGCCGGCGCGGGTGCTCGCTCGCAGCTTTGGGTAGTGCTCGGCCTGCAGGCGCTGGCACAGATCGGCCATGCTTGGGCCGCGGCGGAGCTCCTGGCGGGCACTGGTGGGCGCTTGACCGCGAGCAACGGCTGCGAGCAGCTTGTAGGCCTCCTCGCGGGCCAGCGTGCGACCGATCACGCCAACCCGGCCGATCCTGTGGTGCTGCTGCTTGCCGGTGGGCTCCCGGTAGCGCAGATACCAGGTCTCGACGCCGCTCGGGAGCCTCAGGATGCCGAGGCCGGTGACTTTCGAATCTGCAATCCATTCGCGCACCATTCGCGCAGATCTCCGTGATTTTGGGTGAATCTGCGCGAACGAGCGGTAAAAAGCAATAGCGAATATGCGTGATGATTCATGGGTTTAATGAAAAGCCGGTAAGTTCCGTGAGGACTTTTCAAGCGACTTTTAATCAGTAGGTCGTGGGTTCGACCCCCACAGCGCTCACCATAAATAGCAGACAAAACAGTAACTTAATAGAAATTAAGTTAAGTCGCGAGCCCTGTGCTTGCAACCGTTCGCGCACTATTCGCGCACTTCCCAATCCCGCAGTGATCCCAAAGAAATCCTTGGCCACCAGTGCGTTTGGCTACCGTCTCTGAAGGCCTTGCCGGGGCGCTTCATGGCGACCTACCTCCTCGAAGTGACGGCCAAGGTCGTGGTGCATAGCGACGAGGACTCGATTGAGGACTTCCTCGCCAACACTTACTCGCGCATCGCCGAGTTCGTCCCAGACGACGAGCACATCGTCGACCTAGAGCTGGATGCCTTTCCCCTACCCCAGGAAACAGGTGGATCACCAGATTTCGGAGACGGAGCTGATCCCCAGGAAGGAGGCAAAGCTCCGGTTCCGTGACCAGATCCTCTTGGCATGGGACCACCGCTGCGCCTACTGCAGGGAGCAACTTGGGAAGTCGGCAACCCTTGACCACGTTGTGCCAAAGGTAAAGGGAGGAGCCACTGAGCGCCGAAACCTTGTTGCCTGTTGCCTTTTTTGTAATTCGCTTAAGTCAGGAAGAGACTGGCTGGAGTTCTATCGGTCTCAACCGTTCCATAGCGAGCTGCAAGAACAGGCGATCCTTGACTGGCTTTCTCGAGATATTGGATAGCTCGCTCACTGTACCGACTGGTGCGGACGGTCGCACCCGAGCACTCCAGCCCCTAAGCTGAGTGTCCTCTGAATCGGCAGAGGGCGTTCCGCTGCAGGCCGGCAGCGGTGAGGCGTGCGGGCGCGTGAGCCGGCGCCACCGGCCAACTATTCAGCGTGCCAGCAGGTGGTCGAGGTACAGCTCTGCCTGCCATAGGTCGCTCGAGTACCGGCAGTAGCCATTGGCGCAGCTGCGGTAGTACAGCTCGCCACCACCGGCGGGTTCCAGCGTTTCGATGGAGCCACCGTCCCGCTCGTGTCGACTGATCACTTCCGGGTTGGACATGCCTTGAAGACCGAGCACTGGGCCGCAAATCTTCCACCAGTCTGACTTGCCTCTGGCCAGCCGAAGCCGCACTGTGCGCTCATCGCTTCCCAGTGAATGCACTGCCAGCAGAGCGGCTTGTTGTCAGCCTTGCGGTTCAGCTGACGTTTCATGTCGGTGTAGATCCGCTCAGCCTTGAAGATCGCCTCTTCGGCGCTCGCTGTCTCCAGGCTGGCTTTGAGCTGTTTGTCTGGTGTTGATCCAAGCCTGATGCGGAGATGCCAGACGTGATCCTGCAGGTTGAGGATCATGCGCCCGGCATGAAACCGCATCATGGCCATAGTGCTGCGTCGATCTTGCGACGGAATTCTTCAATGCTGCTGTCATTATCAATGACAACGTCGAATTCGTCCCAGTCGTCCAGAGCACCTTCAGAAACGTGTCGGCCATCGTGTACGGCTGATGGACGCACGATCTTCCAGAGCTGGCCGCCGGCGGCCTTGACAGTTTCGGCCTCGTTTAGGAAGCGGACATCGTCAGTGACGACATGGTCGTGCCGGCTGGCGCGGGCATGCCAACACTGCAGCCAAGTGTCTGCACCGATCCGCTCGCGACCCCATTCTGTACCAAGCGTCTGCAAGATCCAGCGGACACTGCAGCCAAGCTCAGGCACGATGAAGCCTTTATCGGTCCAGACCAGCTTCAGGGCATGGTCTTCGCGATAGCCGAGGCTGACCAAGAACGACACCGCCATCCGCTTGAGCGGCTCGGCAAAGCTGACCGGCTGGAAGCAGTGGTGCGTGAGAACGGTTGCAACAAAGGTCTTCCCGGATTGCGGCGCCGGGCTGTAAAGGCCAATGATCATCGGTCGAACTCCTGAACAGCCCACCAGGCAGCGCGAGCCTCATCAGCGCTGTTGCGCATGAATTCTTGCCAGAGGCCGGTGTAGGTCTTGCGCAGCGGATGGCCCTTCGGCAGCTGGTCGCGACCTGACTGCTCGTAGAGGTACTCAAGGAATTCCGCCTTTGGCTGTTCGGTAGCGGGGTGGCAGTCAAACATCGTGTCCAGCAAGCAAGCGAGCGTGTGCGAGAGCCTCTGAGTGGGTCACAAAAGAAGGCCCCCAGGTGACGTAGTTGCCGTCAAAGCACCATGGCTGGAAGACCAAGCCAAGGCCGCGATCGACGGGGTGAACGCCATAGCAGGGATGGTTCTGGCCTTTCCAGACGCCCTGCTCAGAGTGAATCACCATTCTGGGGCAAGGCCAAGCACTTCGACTTGGCAACCGGGGTGAAGTTCAGCGGCGGTCCAGTGAGCGTTGGTGGCCGTGACGGCCCACGTCTTCCAGAGGCTGGTGGTGCCGTCTGGGCGGGTAAGGCGGATGTTGTAGAAGCCAGGCATCAGGGGAGGATCTTCTTGAGGACACAGATGGCCGCGATGCAGAACAGCCAGTAGCCGCAGGCTAGGAGGAGAGCGGTTTGGAGGGTCACGGTTGGCCCTCCAGCTCGGCGGCGATGGCGAGGAGTTTCTTGCGTGATTCTTGGCGTTCGTCACGCTCGTACTCCCAGCGTTGATCTCCCCCGTAGAGGGGTTCTTCTGGCACAACCTGATCCGCAGCAGCGCGAAGGGCGGCGGCGGCTATCTGTCGAGCTTCGTTGAGGCAATCTTCTGGGCCATAGGCGCTGCTGTTGTTGGCAGCATCCAGCACCGCCTGCGCGCTTGGTGATAAGGATTTCACTTCAGGGCCTCCAGTAATTTTCAAGCTTGTGAGCAATGGCTGCATAGTGAGCCGCTTGTGCGGTTTTGTGCGTCCCGCAGAACACAGTTCTGTCTGCGTCGGGATAACGATAGTTTGCCCGAAATGTATTTTCCTTTGTTGCTTTGGCGTGTTTCCACCCAGAAGTCGCTCTGGCTTCGGTGTTGCGGCGATTCTGGCTTTCCGTCGCCCACCTCAGGTTTTCAATACGATTGTTTTTTCTGTCACGGTCAACGTGGTCGGCGATTTGCCCCGGCAGTGGTTTTAGTCCGTTGAGAATTAGAACTATGCGGTGGCACTGATACCACCTGCCGAACAAACGCACCCTGTAATACTTGGCAAAATAGCAACAGTGTTTGCCTGCGCCTTTGCGACCATGGGGTGGACGCTTTTTCCAAGAAATGCAAGAAGGGCTAGAGGTGGTGTACTCAAACCATTCCGAAAGAAACTCGTAGCACTCCGCGTCCTGCGCGGCGGGGGAGAGGTCAGTCATTTGTCCAGCTCCTTAACGAGCTTCTTGAGCGCCTTGAACTCGCCCCATGTCAGCTTGAAAGATTGGTCGCCATGAGCGCTTAGGTGGGCGTCGAAACCTTCGCCGTTGTGCCACAGGGCCACCTCGATGAAGTCATCAGGCTTGGCGCAGTGGTCGAACTTGTGCAGCGGCGCAAAAGCAGCATCGAGCTTGTAGGTGGTGATGTCAGTCATCAAGTTGCTCCAGTGCTCGGCGGATAATGGAAACATCAACACCTACCGTTCGACCTTCGTTGTCGTGAGTCGGGATGCGATCCAACTCGTCAAGCGCCAATTCCTTCAAGCTCGGTGGCTTGGGCTCGGTCAGGGCGGCGCGGGCACGTTCCAGTAAGTCATGGTGCTTCATATCCACTGCGTAGGTGTTAAAGGCAGCGTGAAGCTCAGCGCACAGTGCTCGGAAGTCAGTCATCGAGTTGCTCCAATGCGCGGCGGAGAAGGGTCAGATCGCATTGCAGATCCCAACGCTTTTCCAAACCAGTTACTACTTCTAGCGCCTGCTCTTTCAAGCTCGGCGGCTTGGGGCGGCGATGCCTGCGAAGGTCATCTGCGCTCCATGGAGGCAGCTTTGGCAGCCACTTACAACACGCCTCTAGCTCCTGGTTGGCGCCCCAGCGGGCGGCTTTGGTGGCCACGATTTGATACCACCGAGGAGAAGTTTTAATCTCATCGCCATCTTCATGGCACCACTGCTGCACCAGCTCAGGCGGTGGGGTGATCGGGTGGTTAGTCATGCCTCCACCTCCGGCAGGGGAATGAGGTGCCACTCAACCACCTTGCTGTCCCAGTCCTCCCAGCAGTCTTCGTTGGTCCAACCTCCGGAGGCCTGGGGCCAATGGACTGCCGGGAACCACTCGCCGTCGGCGTACCGCACCCAGTACCAGCGGTCCTTGATCAGCAGCTTCGGCGGTGGGGTGATCGGGTGGTCAGCCAAAAGTCAGATCCTCAATGATTTTTGTTTGGTGTTGGTGTTGTCTGATAATCAGCCTGTGAAATCCATCTCCTGAGAACTGCCGCAGATAGCGATAGCCTTCGCGGCGCACTGCCTCAAGGTCATTGGCAGAGCCACCGGCTTGCCAGTCGCCTTGGGCGTCCTCAAGCTCCCATTCGTAGTGGATGTCAGTCATACTCAGACAAATCATTAAGGATTGCGTAGTCACCAATGATCGCTAGCGCTGCCTTGTTGTAAACACGAGCAGCTTCGACTTCGTCAGCAAAGTTGCCAAGGTTGAACACTGTTCCCTTGTGGCGCAGCGCAGCTCGATACGGCTTCTTGGCGTTGTTGCTTTTCTGCACACCCCTGTATCGACTGAATTTGCCGGGCGGCAACGGGCGGCCTGCCATCGCGAAGTAGTAATCCCTGTCGCTCATCAGACGCCTCACCATGTGTAAACCACTCCCAGCAGCAACGCCCAGATGATGATCAGCACCATTGGAATCATGACTGCACCTCCGGCGCCATCAGCATCTGCCGAATCCTGGTGGCCGTGAACGGCCCGCGAGCAATCCGCTGCCAGATCACCCGCATGGCAGCTACCGCCTCGATGTCAGCCATGCAGCTGCCGCATTCGTTCAGCGCTTGAGTGACCGCATCATGGGTCTCCCGATACAGCCTTGGCTCGGGTTCCATCAGCGCATCACGCCAAGCAGCCACCTGCGCCAGCGACTGCAAGCCGAAGTTGCTCACCTTCATCAGGTCATCGCTGTCGGCCATCATGATCTGCTCGGCCGTAAAATACCCACCACGCAGCAGCGCATTGATCGTGCGCGTGGTCATGTAAACCGTGGTTTCCGGTATCAGCCGGAAGTCGTCTTCACTGGGGTGCATTGATCGAATTCAGGTGATCGATAAGTTCTTGCCTGGTCTGCCACATCGGCTGACCGTCAACCTTGCGCTCCATCTCGGTAATGGCGCGGTGGATGCCTTTCAGGAACCAAAAGCGGCCGATGGCAGCGACTTTCGGCGCCTGGTTGAGCAACTGATCCCAGATCTTGTCCGGGCAGCTGTCCCAGTCCACGTCATCGCGAACAGTCATCCAGGGGCTCAACGCTTCGTTTAACGTCATCGTCCGGGTCGAGCCATTCGATGTATTGCCACATGGGGCCGTACTCATCGAAGGCTTTTGCTTTGGCATCGGTAAAACTGACGGCGGTGACGTAGTCGAACACGTTCGACTGTGGAATGGTGAAATGGTAATGGCGTTCGGTCATTCGCAGATCGGCAGTTGACCTGCCGGCGTAGTAGCGGTTTGGCAGCGCATGCCGTGCTCGTGGACGATCGCGGCGATCGTCAGGACGGGAATGATGAAGATCAGAAGGCGCTTCATGGCAAAAGCGGTGGACAGGCCAATGATCGCGTGATCAGCCGAGCTACGCAGCCGGCTTGTCGCAACTCGTTACATAGGCCTCACACTCGCTGGCGAACACCGGCCCCAGCTCCTCAAAATCCGGGAACTGCATGCGGCAACCGCTTTCGCGGCTGTAAAAATCGCAGCTGTTGCAATACCTGATACCATCTGCGTGCGGCTTTCGGTTGGTCAGCCAGCTGTAAGTAATTCCGCAGCGAGCCTGGCGGACAGCCTCCTTGCTAACCCCATACCGAAGCCCGAGCTCCACGTTGG